TTATTTGGTCAGAATGTCAATTCGTTCTTTGATTACCTTCTGAGGTTCCACTGGAATTTCAGATTCTGGTTCGGGAACAATCTCGGGTTCAGGCTCTGATTCAGGCTCGGGCTCGGGCTCGGGCTCGGGCTCATCGATGAATGCGTACTCGTCTGGGTAAACATCAGTTACTGGTTCATCCTTGACTGGGTCGTCATGAAGGCGAACCTGGACAACATTCCAATGTCCACCGAAAGCCTTTTTGGCGAACCATAAACCAGCGAACTCGACAAGTATATCACAGGTCTTTTCGGGCTGGACATTCTCAAATTCAAGAGGTTCCTTTTGGGTATTGAAAACGCGAACAGGTGGGTCAGTAATGACATCCACGGTCATCTGATCATTATTCAAAACACTGCTATGGGCACCATTGATAACACGCTCAGAAAGTTGCTTACCAAACCATTCAACACAGTTCTCGTGAGCGGCAGAAAGGTTCATATTTTCAATGTCGGTTACCTTTTTGGTATTTACCTCTGAATTGAGGTCAAAAATCATTTCGCCTGAGACTTCGGACACGGTTACACCATTCAGTTGAACGAGGCATTTGCGCTTTTCGTCGTTGCAAGCCTTCACAAAATAAAGGCCATCATCACCTCTGGCTGGAGCGTTATAAAACATTATGGTATAATTATGTCTCACTTCTTTAACCCAATAAAAGGTATAGCGGCAGCGTCATTTAAAACTCGTTTGTTTATCCAATTATCTCGATTGGCCTTGTAACCATACAACGTCTTGGGAATATTGATATTTTTTGGTAAAGTCTTGGCCTGGATAGGTCTTAGGGGAAATTCGTTTTTAACGTAAGCGTTATTTTTGGTATTCTTCCATTTTAGGTTCTTCAAATTGAAACGCTGATTCCCATGCGTCTTCTCGAAACCTTCCACATTTATCTTGTTGTTTACAGATTTTAGACCATGAACAAGTTGTTTAGATAAGCGCTCCTTGGAAGGTTCTGTAGTAAACTTTGAGTACTTACGAGGATCCACCTTCTTAGCCTTCTTAACATTCACATTTCTATATTTTGTCACAGACTTCGTCGTTTTAGGGACTATCTTACTTCGAACCTTCTTGAATGCCGACTCCATGGAATCTGCGCCAGTAACTCTCTTATCAAATATTCTAGCGAGTCTTATTAAACGAAGGCGATCTTTACCCTTCTTTTCTGGTCTCAATCTTAACTTCTGCATCAGGTAAATATCCTCGATCAGGAATTCCCTACTAGCTATGTACAGCTTTTGGTTATTGATCATCTTACCCGAGATTGCGTCTCTATAAATGATACCCTTACGCTTAGTTTGAGCAACTTCATACCCAAACTCGTTAGGTCGCATGAAAGGTATGTCTAGAATACCACCTATATTCTGTTCTTGAATTCTACCAGTCGCTGGTGAGAAGAAACGGATATTCAAATCCAATGCGAACAACTCTACATCTATAAACACATCACTTTTGGAAGGTTTATTTGTGGATCCACCTTTCTTCTTCTTAATCAAAGTGTATCGTCTAGTTACATATGGTCCCGTTTTACTAAAGCCAATACCCATGAACTTGAACAATTTACTATGCTTTTCTTGGAATGACATAATACGCTTTTTGATTCGTGTGTTGAGATTTTTCGCATGTTTACCCAACATATCCCACAAGAGTAGTTTGAGAGCTTGAAGTTTACCAAAGTACTTGGTATTTGTTTTCATGAAAGGAACAAACTTCGCGTCTATATCTGTAGTGACTATACGGTCATTGAAATCTACATAATAATTGAACGCCTCGCCACCACTCACAATGAGATCACCAGAGGATTTGAGACTTTGTGTAAGATTTCCAATGGTGTCAAGTATTATGTCTCGAATGGAGTCTGTTACCAATACGTAAACCATTTTCTCCAAACTTTTTTCAGAAAATTTATCACGCAGACGCTGTCGGAATTTTCCCAGATCTCTCTGTTCGTTCCTGTCAAAATATTTTTTCAACTTTGCATCTTTGAAAAGTAAATTTTCATTCATAAACTTTTCAATGGCACTCTTCGAGTAAGTTTTCTCATCCATTAATATATTGGGATATAATAATATGGTCTGCAACGTTATAGAAGAATGTAGGTGCTACGCCTACGACGATGTGAGAAATCCTAAGAAAGAACAATTTTGTGGTGTACGAAAAGGGCCTCATGTAATTCCATGCCCAAAGGACTGTTGTGCTGGTGGATGCCCTGGTAAGATACCCAAGCAACCATTTAGGATAATCAAACGCCCTCACCCAAAAAAATCTGGAAAAGGGCTCAATCAAATGGAGATAAAGGTCTTAATGTATTTGGCGGTGATTTTAGGTTGTATTTTCCTACTGCTTCTCTGACTTAAAGATTAACCACCTAGATAAGATATAATGTCTCTCGAAACCATTCAAACTGAAATTGCTGCTCTCCGTGCTGATGTCAAGTCTCTTGTTAAGCTCGTTCGTAAGGTGAAGAGTGTCCAGGATGATCCTACCGGTGAGAAGGCTAAGGCTCGTGCCGCGAACAACGGTTTCAACCGAAAGCAGGAAATTACACCTAAGTTGCGTGAGTTCCTGGCACTTCCAGAAGCCGATCTCATCTCTCGCTCTGAGGTTACCAAGTTCGTTAACAAGTACATCATTGACAAGGGTCTCAAGCACCCCGAGAACGGTCGCCAGATCATTCTTGACGACAAGCTTCGCGATCTTCTCGCCCCTCCTGCGGATGTTGTTGTGACGTACCTTAACCTGCAGAAGTACCTTTCCCCACACTACATTAAGAAGGCTTAAAAAATAAAAACATATAATAATAAATCATGGTAACTTTCGTTACTAAACCTCAAATCGAACAACTTGTTGGTACAAAGATCAAAAATCTTGATTTGTACCAAAAGGCTTTTACACATAAATCTGCTCTCAAGGAGTATGAACAACTAAACGAATCATTTGAAACTTTAGAATTTATTGGTGACTCTGTATTGGGTTTTGTTATCACTAAATTCCTATTTGATCAATATGAGAGTAAACAAGAAGGTTTCCTCACGAAAGCTCGTACGAAGTTGGTTCGTGGTGAAACGTTAGCGAATATAGCCAAAATTCTTGGTCTAGAGAAGATGGTCGTGATGGATGAAAAGGGTATGCGTAATGGTTGGAATAATAACCCAAAGATTTTGGAGGATGTCTTTGAAGCCCTCATTGGGGCTCTTTACATGGATTTGGGACTCCTCCACGCAAAGGAGTTTGTTCTTCGAATCTACAACGACCCCAAATATATTGATCTGAATCTGATTATGATTGACGACAATTTCAAAGATCATCTGATGCGCTATTGTCAGCTCAATAACTGGCAACTTCCTGAGTACCGTGTGTCTGGGCACCACGAAGGGATTTTTTACATTGACATTTATGTAAACGGTCAATTTATGAGTAGAGGTGCGGCAAAAAGTAAGAAGCAAGCTGAGCAAAACGCAGCTAAGTTATTCTTCGAACAGCTTAAAAAGTATAGAAATTAAATATATAACATGCATCCAAATGTTAAAGCAGCGTTAGAACGAGAATATGCGGCACAGAAGTCGGAAGAGTGGCTTGCTCTTCGTGGTAAAATGTTGACTGCTTCAGATGCCGCCACGGCTATAGGTAAAAACAAATATGAAACACCCGAAGGTCTTCTTCTTAAGAAGTGTGGTCTCGGTGAAAAGTTTACCGGAAATGCAGCCACTCGTCACGGTGAATTGTACGAAGATGAGGCGCGTATTCTATACGAAGAACGACACAATGAAGTCGTACACGAACTCGGTCTTTGTCCCCACCCAGTTGAAAGCTGGCTTGGTGGAAGCCCTGACGGTGTAACCGAATCTGGAAAATTGGTCGAGATCAAATGTCCTCCCCAGAGGGCAATCATCCCGGGAGAGGTACCTGAGCATTACATGCCACAGCTCCAACTTTGTATGGAGATTCTAGACCTAGAATCA